TCCCCACCCGCCGTCAACTGTAAGGGTTCTATATGAAGGAAGCATATCCCAAGATAGCTGAAATTTCTTTTTATCTGCAATATGGTTTTTACGAAGAGTACCATTTGATGTTCTAACAACTTTTTCAATTCGTTCTGTGCTTATTTGAAAAGCGCTTCTATTGTGTTCTGTAACCTTGTTCCAGGTTTTAACTGTTCCAGCGGGAGTAGCCAAAAGGTCCTTAGCCTCAATGTATAAAATTGAGCCTCTAGGTAAATTTACAACTGGTTGCGGCATTAGTAGTTACCTCCCAAAGTTCTTACTCTTCCTTCTTTAGCACCAATTAGCGCCAATTCTGATTTGAACTTTCTCATTATATCATCTGCGGTGACATTTGTGCCATTTAAATCAATATCAATATTATAAACAATATTGCTTGAAGAAGTACTTCCCATGCCGTTAACTCCGCTAATTGATCCACTTGGAATATTATATTTCGCACCCATTATATTATTTGGAATTATTTGTCCTCCAGAAGAAGGAACAAATAGCTCTGGGCCACGTTCTCCAACTAGATAAGGTGTTGATCCAATAACCGATCCACCCATAGCTTTTTGTCTAACTAAGGTTCTATCTCCCTTATAGTCTTTTGAAACTCTATATTTAAATCCTTCAATTTCATAAATTTTATCTACTTCAAAACCTAATGATTTATCTGCTAGCAATGCTGTTTTTACACCTTCTTGCAAATAACCCTCTTTTGTTAATCTGCTAGCAGGATTAGTTAAATATTGAGATCCTTTTGGTTGATTTTTTTCTAAAGCCGATTGCACTTGAGAAGAACTTATCTCTATAGATGGCTTTCCTGCAGAAATTTTAAATCCTTTTTCAAGAGTTTTAATTACTTGAGTTATAGTTCCATTTGGTCCACCCATTAATTTAGTAGAAAAATCTGTCATGCTGCCAGCAAGACTCTGCAGATCACTAAATGCGCTTCCAACCATTCCTTTTTTGGGCAGTCTGAATCCTGGATCTTCAACATATTTTCCAGTCTTAGAATCTTTTTTAAGTAAGTTTTCAAATGCTTGAGCAACAAACGGGTCTTTGTTTGCCGAGTCTATTAAATCTTTCATAAAATTACTAAAGTTTAACTTTACGTCGGCCATTCCTTTTCTATACTCATCGCTATCTTTTGGAAACATTTCTACTTGAGCTAATTGTGTTGCTAATCCAGTGTATCTATTTCCAAGACCTCTTATATTTGCAGCAGTAGCACCTAGGGCAGCAGCTTGATTTCCTTTTGTGTTTCCAATTTTTGCAGATTGATCATCTTTTGCTTTTTCTGCATCATATAGAGCTTGTTGCTTAGCTTCTTCTTTTTTAACATTTTCTTCTATTTTAGCTTCAGCCGCTTTAAGACTTACTTCTTTTTGAATTTGTTGAATTCTAATTTGAGCAGCAGCGGCAGCTTCGTTATCTCCACGAGCAACAGCATTTTGTAAATCTAACTTAGCTTTTTGTAATTCTAATTCAGCATTCTCTTTATCAAAATTTTCTCTTAGAGCTTTCTTTTTTGCTTCAGCACGTTCTCTAATTAATTTAATTTCATCTTGGTATTGTTTAAGAAGTGCTTTATTGGCACCCAGCTGACCTTTACCTGCTTTTTCAGCAATTTTTGATGCTGCAGTTTGAGCATCAGTAACTTGTTTCAAAGTAGAACCAAGCTTTGGAACTCCGCTTAAATTATTGTTTGCGTCAAGAGCTGTCTGTCCAGCAACCTCTAGCCCTGCTTGGAATTGAGCCATCATTTCCGCTTGTTCTGCAGTTACATTTTTTAAATCCATAGATACTCCAGAAAGATGAAGCCTCCACTTTGCAATCATAGATCCAATTGTGTCGCTTTGATTTAATATTGCAGCAAGCTCTGGTCTTTGTTTTTGAATAACTTTTAAAACATCTTCTGTAATTTTTTTATCTTTAGTTTTATTGTTAGACATTTCTTTATAAATTATAGAAAGTGCTTCTGCTTGATCAATAACTTCACCTTGAGCATCTTTAGTTCCAACAAGTGCTGATATTGCATTTTCTACAGAAATAACAGCTGTGTCCAAATTAGAAGCAAAAGCCTCTCCGTCTATTTCATTTACCTTGTCAAAATTATCTGCTAAATTTTTAGCTATTAAAGCTGCTGCAGATGCTTGTCCAGTAATTGCATTAAATGTTTTACTAGTTATTGCATCAATTCCCATTCCAGCTTTATTAGAAGATTCTATTAAAGCATAAATAAGGTTTGTTGTTTCTTCAACAGTTTTTCCACTAGCGATCATTTGAGCCTTAAGATTAGAAGCCCAATCATTTATTTTTGAAGAATCAATATTGTTAAGTATTTCTAAAGTTTCTGGCATATCTGTTTTGACACGTTCTTTTAATTCTTTTAATTGTTTTATTGTTAATGTTAATCCGCCTCCGACAGCGGTGTATGATTCAAAATAGGCTTTTGCTTTATCAGCGGCAAGTTTTTGTTCTTCTCTTACTAATTTTATTTTGTCTGATAAGTTAACATAACTAATTCCTAATTCTTTAGCACCCTTTTCAGACATACCATAAAGAGCTGTTTGCTCTTTTCTGGTGTCTTCAATATTTTTTCTCCAGGATTTATAAGCTGCAATTAGTCCTGCAACTGCTACGGTTGCACCTAAAAGAATTGGATTAGCAACAGCAAATGCTTTAATTGCAATAGCTGCACCTTTAATCATTCCAATTAAACCACTAATTGCTCCTGAAAATAATTTTGTTCCAGACGTTAATTTAGGTAACATTCCTAGCATTGGCATAAAGTTCATAGCCATACCAACGTTAGACATTATTCCACCAGCTGTTCCGCCAACCATTCCTCCAGCCATTTGAAGACCCATACCGCCCATTAAAAAGCCCATACCGCCCATTCCAGCAGATCTTTTTACTGGTGCATCGCTTCCTTCGTTTAAGTATTCAACTCCTGAAACTTTGCCGCCCATGTTATACCCTTGCACCATTCCGCCCATATTATATTTTCCGTTTTGAGCAGGTACTGGAATGGATTGAGGCATAACTACTCCACCCATGTTGTATCCTGGAATCATTCCTCCAGAATTTCTTCTAAATAGACCTGGAATAAAAGACATAGCTCGACTTGGACCTGGATTTCTTATTGCCATTAAGTTTGGAGTTCTTCTTGCAAATCCAAAAGCTCTGGATAACATTGAAGTATTTTTTTGCATTTCTTGATCCGCAAAGTGTCCCCACACTTGATTGTCTCCAAATGCTGTACCTCTAGATGCTCCTGCTCTATAATTACTTGGTCTTTGCCCCCTGTAATTAATTCCTGTTGGGCTACCGCCACCACGACTATTTGCCTGAGCTTGTGTTTCTCCAGGACGTGTTCTTCTTAAAGTATCTCTTCTTCCAGGAGTCAATCTATCTTTTTGAAATTTTAAACTAATTCCAGGATATTTATTTTCTAGCCCAGACACAACACTTTGTGTTGAATTCATTGCAATTCTTCCAAATCCTCCGTCTGCATAGTATGAATTTGGTTGAATTTGAGAAGCCATGTCTGCTGCAACTCTTCTTTTTGCCATATCAATATCTTTTGGATCTACCCCATTATAAGAAAGAAAATCTTCTAAGTCTATTAATCTATCTGGCTGCTTTAATAATGCAAGTAGGTCTGATCCTAAAGCTCCTGGGCTTTTTAATTTTTGTGCTAATGCTCCATTAATAGTTTCAGGCATAATCATTCCCCATCGACCAACTAAAGTTGCAGCCCGTGATGACCCACGACCTCCTCTTTCTCCAAAAGCATTTAGTACAGAATTAGAAACTGATGCGGGCATATACCCTATTGGTAAATCTGAACCGCTTTGACTATTGATAGATCTAAGTAATGGAAGGTTTGCTGCCGTTGCTTTTTTATTAACAACAAATTCTCCTGGGGTAAGCATGGCTGGAACAACATCCCTATTAACATTAGGTCCTGGAACAATGTTTCCATCGTTCATTGTGTAGACATATCCGCCCATATTCATTTTTCTAGGAATTGTTGTTTCTATATTATATCCAGCACCTGATGTTCTTACGCCAAGGGCTCCTGAAATTCTATTAATAAAATCTCTAGTCTTACCTTTTTTAAATAATTCTCTCATATTAGACTTACCAGTAGGATCTACAACTGGCTGATTTAATGTAGGAACCATAGTCGGATTAATTGTTCTTCCCATAGCGGTTGCCTGTGCTTGTACTGTAGCAGCAATAAGTCTTTCTGTTTCTAAGTTTAAAGCAACAATTTTTGCTCTTGCGGCATCTAGGTTTATTTTGCCTGCACGAAGTTCTGCAACAATAAGACTTGATTCTACTGCAGCATTTTTTGTTAATACGCTAACTGCTGGCAGAATATCATCAAACTGCATCATAAATTCTTTGCTTACAGTGCCAGTTGCTGCAATTGTTTTCTTTAAGTTTTCAATTTCTGTTTTTGATTGCATGCCAAGTGTCGCCATCATTGAATGCCATCTAGCCGCTTCTCCAGAGACTATACCAGTTGATACGCCCTTAATTGTTGTAAGTCCAGGAACATTTGGTAGAGCTTCGTCCATGTAAATCTGTGGGTTTTGACCAATTCTTTGATTTACTGGAATTGATCCTGGAACCATACCAAACATTGTTTGTTGCAGTCTTTGTGCTTCCGTCATTCCAGATCTAGGAACCATATGAGAACTTGCTCGTGTTCCCATTGTTCCTACTAATGGGTTCCTTGGATCGACTACTCTTGATCCACCTGCCGCCATAACAAGATTTCCAGCCATTGTTGAAACTGCTGGATTAACACTCATTGCACCAGATTTTGCTTTTGCTTCTAGTATTGAAAATTCATCAATTAAATTACCTAGTGCTTGTTTTAATACTGCCGCTGCTTTAGCATCGCTATAAAATGATTGCTCAACTAATCTTCCTGCTTTTTCTGCGGCAAGCATTTCTGGAGTTAAATACTTCCATCCCTCGCTACCTTTAAAGAAAGACTTTAAATGGAAGACACCTTTTAAAATATATCCAAAGAAGTTAGCAAGTACGCCAGTTAACATAATTACTGGACCAATTACTGCTGTAAATCCACCTGCTAATGCTAGAACTTGCTTTACTGGTCCTGGTAAATTATTTGCAAATTGAATTACTTTATCAATAACTTGAATTAAAACTGTATTAATTTGTAAGAACTGCTCTCCAACTTCAGCTAAAGATGCTCTTAAACTTTCTATTGCTCTACGATATTTACCAGATGCTGATTCTGTTACTGCTGATAATTCTCGACCAGCTACTGCCGCCAAATCTTCTGATGATGCTTTCATTAGGTCAAGAACTTGTAATGTCTGGCTGCCTTGTTTTCCCAAGTTTTCAAACAAAGCATTTAGTCTAGCAAACTGAAACTTACCAAACAATTGTTCAATTGCCTGTTGTTTTTGAAGTGGATCTAAGTTATCTAACGCTGCCTGTAGCGTCATTAACGTTCCAGTTAAATCTCCAGCATTGTTATTTACAATTCCTAAAAGATCTATTCCTAAAGTTTTAAATTTTCCTACAGCAACATCTGTTGGGTTAATTAAAGATGCAAGGGCTGACTTTAATGCGTTGGCTCCTTCTGATGCATTAATTCCGCCTTCACGCATAGCTGTTAGATATAAAGCTAAGTCTTGAACGCTTCCGCCCAATCCCTTAATTACTGGACCAGCCTTTGGAATTGCTTCTACTAAATCGTTAAGAGTTGTTGAAGTTTGGTTTTCAACTGCGTTGAGGAAGTTAATAGATTCTGAAAGCTCGTCAGTATTTTGTTTAAATGCGGACTGAATTGCAAGTGTAGCTTTCATAGCCTCTTGTCTATCTACTTCACCCAGAACCGCAAGTCTTGTAGTTTCTTTAATTGACCCTAGTAATTCATCTCCAGTTTTACCAGTTGCTGCAATATCTGCCGCTAATCCAATAGTTTCTTTAAAAGATACACCCATTGCTGAAGATATTTCTTTTGCAGTTTTTACTACGTCATCTCTAACCTTACCAAGCTCTGCCGCTGATGATCCAGCAACATCACCGTAAACTTTAGTTAAACGAACTAGTTCTTGATCTGCTTGCTTAAATGCATCTGCTGCAGCTTTACCGAAAGCAACTAGAGGAACTGTAAGTCCTACTGTTAACTGACGACCTGCCCACTGAGTATTCTTACCCCAGTTAATAAGTTGTCCAGCGCCATCCTGGATTACTTTATTCATAATTTGAAGCTCTTGTCTTGCTATGGCGGTTTTATTTTTTACTTCGTCAAGTCCTCTTGGAACATGCACATTGAACTGCATAAGTCCTTGTGCATTTCTGCCTAGCGGTTGTAATACTGCGTTCTGTAAGGCTACTTGTTGTTTTGCTAAATCTCTTATAAGTCCGCCAGATGTTCTTGCTTGATCCCTAAAAGTGTTAAAGTATTGATTTAACTTAAGTTTTCCACCATCAAGGTTTTTACCAAACTTTTCAACATCCGACTGTAAGCTTACAAAGTGTGTGGAGTACTGCCCAGTGCTTCTAAGAGTGTCTGAGAAAGAACGATTCATTACGGCAATTTGATTTGCCAGCATCTTATTTGAGCTAGCTAGTTCTTGCTGTAATTTTGATAGGCTAGCAGTAACCCTATGCACATCGGCAATTAGAGATGAGAAGTCGGCGTTAGCGACTATTCGTGTACTGATTGTTTCGTCAGCCATTTATATTCAGGTTACTCCTTAACGTATCCTAGTCCTTCTCCAATTCCGAATCCAGCCTGAGCTGCGAATCTTCCTTGTAGTGAAACAACATCATTGGGATTAGCATGTATTCCTGCTGCTCTCAACTCTATCTCTTCAAAACTAGAACCTTTGTTATTGCTTTCTTCAAACTCCCCTATATCTACTCCCTTTAAAGATGCAACAAACTTTCTATCTGCGTGTTCCTTTTTCTTTAAAGCCTGGAAAGTATTTATAAGCTCTGGCATTGATAAATTTTCTTCAAGTTCATCGTAGTTCTTCCAATGTCCTAAAAGAAAAAGTTCTCCTTCTAAAGCGGCTAAATCTAGTTCTGCCCAGCCAGAACCGCTGCCGCTAGAAGGTTTGGGTCGTCAAGTTTAATTCCTCCGCAAACTTCAAGAATGCGATTCATTGTTGGAACATCGATTGCATCTTCAAATGCTTCTCTGTCTGCTACCAAATCTGGTAGCTGTTTTTCTAGTGCAATTGCACAGGCATCAATTAGGATGTTTAGAGTTTCGTCTTCTGTCTGAGACTCACTAGTTTTTTTGATTGCGATCATGAACTTACGAAGTTCTTTAATTGAAAGTGGCTTAAGCTTTACGGTCTGTCCGTTTTGTAGCTGTACCTCTTCTACGTCATATACTGTTGTTGCCAATTTAGGTCCTCCTAGGATCTATTCATAATCATTATACTAAAAAGAATATACTAATACAAACGTAAAACCCCCAATAAATTGGGGGTTTTACAGAATAGCTAATAAATTAAATCTATTATGCTACCAAGACACGGTCAATAATCTTACCGTACTCAGATCCTGTATAAGCAGCATCTGGTAGAAGACGGAATGTTACTGGGAATGTGGTTGGAGTTGTACGAGCAAGTGAGAATTGTGACTGTTGTACTGACAATACACGACGTGCATAATATACACGCTCAGATGTTGTTGAAGACGCTGTTGGAGCCTGTCCAACTGCAATTAGCTGACGCTCTGTTGGAGCTGCACCAAGTGCACCTGCCTCTAGACCGAGAGTGTCTTTCTTTCCTGTTCCAGTTCCTGTTGTTGAAAGAGTTGATGCTGCCTGTCCAAATACTGCTGCGATATTCTCGAGAGTACCTTCTGACATTTCTGTTGCAATCATAACTTCCATCGCAGACTTGAACAGCTTAGCTGTATCAAGCAACTGGTCAACGGTTACTGAATCGTATGTTGGGTTATAGGTGATCTGAAGACCGTTGTTAGTAAAACCAACGTTACGATATCCAAACTTTCCTGCTTCCTGCTCAACAGCATTTAGTGTTGATGTGTATGATACGCCTACTGCAAATGCTGGGACGCCTACTGTTCCTGCGCTTGATGCAATTGCTACGCCTGCTTCTGCGTTTGCGATGTAATCTGAGTCGTTAACGTCAATTGTTGACAAGAACAACGGGGATGCACCAACGAGAATATTTTTAGCATTACCTACGGATTGTGCCATAGTTTTCTTACCTCCTATATTTCAATATATATATATGTTAAAATCTTAAATCGAAGCTGGCTAGGCTTCTTTCCTCTTAGGATAAGTTTATTCCATAATAGGTAAAAAGGCAAACCCTAGAGGAACCTGCCTACGTTGTCTGTGATTCTGGAATATTTGATCTCAAGTATGACCTCTGCTGAAAAGAATCCTTGAAGTTCTTCTGACGGGGCGGTTGGAGAGATATCTGCTATCCATATGCTATGGAATTTAAATTTATTTGACAGATCCGTCCATTTGTTTATATCTTTGGCAGACTCATCCATCCTTCTAAACTCATCAGTCATATAGTTTCGGATCTCATTTATATCTGCCACCGATGTTGAATATAGGGTAAACATAATTTGCTCACAGCAAATTAGCCAGTTGTCTTCATAAGACATGCCTATCTTGTCATACACTATATGCTTCTTGCCGCTCAAGAACTGATTCATTTCGGCTGCTTGCTGAACTGGGATAATTGGGACAATATTCTCATTTAGGTTGTCTGACCAATAATCCTCTTCATCAAATATATTACGGGTATATAACTCTTTCCATAGATATTTACGAAGCTCTAGCATTGCATCTAACTTATAGTTTGCCGTCACATTGCACCTCCAAATGACGCCATCAATGCGGCATCTGCCTGCGATCTAATAAGATTTGGAGAAAATGAATATTGAACTTTTTTAATATTAGAAGGAACCCTAAGTGCCTTACTCATACTTGAGTTAAATATTCTTTGAAATCCAGAATTCTTAATTGAAGAATTAACTAAGTTGCCGCTAAAAAATCTTGAATGCGCTAAAGTAAACTGATTTGTTGAGGCAGAACCACCAGGTCGTCTAACTGTTACCGATTTACCTTTAGGCATAAATACTGTTTCTCCATCAATTTCAAATACTAATCGTTCTGCATTTTTAGGTCTGACAACCAAAGGCTTGCCTGCTTCCATTACTGCAGCCTTATTTGCAAACATGTGTCTGCGTCTTCCACTTGAAGCGGGAACCATAGATCTAGATGGCAAAAAGTCGTAGTTTATTCTAAACGATAATCCTTCTTCTGAAATTTTATTTAATCTAAAAAGCCTTGCAGTTTTATTTCCTGTTTTTTTCCATTCATAAACATGATGCAAAGACTTAGGTTTTGATCTTGCTAATGCATCTATATAATTCCCAAAGTCTAAATTTATCTGATCAAACATTGTTTTTGTAAACAATGATTTGAATTGAGCATTAGTTGTAAGCTTAGATAATACTGCTGCCTCATAATATACGTAGGCTGATATCTGAGCTACTGTGCTATCTTTTAAAGGTCCGTTTTGATTTGCGTACATCATTCTTTCGAGTCCGCTTGCCGCTTGAACCAACATTCCGCTATTGTCCAATTTGCTGGTTCTCCGATCTCTTCATAGATGAGTTATATGCAATCACTCTACCAAATGGATCGGTGACTGGAGTTGTTCCCATTACTTCAAATACTGTTGGGGTTTCATTTGGATAATTAATCTCATTCCAGATAGTGTTACCCTCAGAGTCTCTGATGTTTGTAACCTTTTCTCTGGCAGTTAATTTCTCTGCAGTTCTAACCTGAACAACCTGATCGTTTAAATACTTGTTTGAGAATATTTGCTTGTCGCTAGAGCGGGTAGTAGCAGAGTTACTAATAACTCCTTTAACGTGGCATGGAACAGTTTTATAATAATTCCATTCTCTGACAATTGCTCCTGTGTCGGTATCTTGAATCTCAGACTGTCTGTATACATCCAAGTTCATAGACAAGACAGAGTCTACGATGCTGTTCATTATATAATCTCTACTTTGGTTGTTAATACGTAGTCTGCTAATAGGTTATCTGCATAAGCATTACCAGTGCCAGTATATGCATCTCCTGTGTATTCAAAATCCCAATCAAACGTGGATATATTCTTAACGTACTTGTTTCTCCACATTGTATCCTTAGAGAAGTAGTCTTTCATTAATTCTGCCGCCGCCTGTTCTACATTCTCAGGAACAGACTCCCATCCAAATCTTGCTTGAACCTTATAAGGTATACCAGATTGGAATATTCCAGAGTAGTCATGAATGCTTGGAGGCACCATTCCGTTTGCGATATAGACAGCGTTGTCTAGTGTGCTAGATCTATCTACCCTAAGACCGAATTTTGTTTCTGATAAATTTACTGCTAGTCCCCAGTTGTTGACTGTAGGGGTAGACAAATTATCTATAAGTAAAATATCTTTTACAAATAGCTTTTGCAAAGAGTTAATTTTGGCGGGAAGTGGTAGAGTATCTGACTCATATCCGTATACAACATATACGTCATCATATAAATAAAAGTACTGTCCTGTATACCCTTCAATTTGTTTACGAGCATATTTTTCTGCTTTAAGTAAATCTGAGTATGACTTATATCCTGGATCAGATGAATCTGAGGCAAAACCCATATCCTGAATATGGTTAAAATCAACATAAGGGGTTATAACAAACACATCTTCTGTTTTAACAACAGCTGTCCCATCAACGGTATATTCCCACTTTAATCTTAATGTTCTATTTCTATCTGTATAGGCATATGGCACATTAACGGTATATGTTCCTGGATTATTTTCATCCAGCGTTGAAGTAATAGTTGTTAAAAGTGTGGTTGGAAGAACGGCAGGACTTACTGCTGGATCATTTGTTACGTCATAAATTTTGACAATTGGTGCAGAGGTTGCGTTTGCAACGTCTCCATTCCAGAACACCTTATGTGTTACTGGAGATTGTGAACCTACTAATATCTCTGCCATTTAAAAGGCTAGACTAGTTGTAGTACTCCTGGACTTCCCTTGGAGTTGCTAATCTAAAGCCCTCCTCCTTATCAAAAATTGCTTGCGCTGCTTCATTACTCATTGCGATAAATGGGTGTTCTTTTGTGAACGTAAATCCCATAATATCATATCTAAAGTTATCTCTAGTCATTCTTACTAATACTGTGTTTTCTGGTTGTTCCGCCTTTGGATCAAACTTAGGCAAGATTTCTACGGTCATATCTTCTTCTTCCATATTGTCCATGGTCTTGTTATATACAGACCAAGTTACGCCTTCTTCTGCAAGGGCGGCAATGATATCGGCCTTACTCTTTAGACCATCTGTATCAACTGCAAAATCTTCTGCAATCTTTTTTACTTCAGATACTTTTAATGTCTCAAATGACATATATATCTCCTATTTCTACTCTAAACAATTATAGCATTACTAAATTAAAATGAAAAGCCCCCTAAAAATTAATTTAGGGGGCTTTTAGCAGATCTAAATCCTATTTATTAGGAAGCGACCTTAACGTCTTTTACGACCACCCAAGCGTCTGCCTGCTCGATTTGAACGCCAACACGAGTATACATTGTGTACTCGATTGAGTCCTTACGTGGCTGGAAGAAACGATAAACAGTTACATCACGCTTGATACCAATAACTACGTTATTTGGGAATGTCAAGTGGATATCTCCGTGATCGCCAGTCTCACCTGAATATGTACCATCCTTTGCTTCTTTTAGCATAGGAACTTCAACAATTGGAATACCAAATGCAAATGGTGCTACGTATCCTGCTGGACCACCAAGTCCTGGGGTTGCGCCACGGATAACGCTTGATGCGATATCTTGTGGAATTGTCTGGTTTGTTCCAATGCTGTTAGCATATAGGAAGTCCTGGATTAGGTTTGAACCTACCAAGAAGCGTAAATCGCCACGGCGTTGCTTGTACTTACGTGGAAGTGCCTTTAGAGCCTTGTTGAAAAGCTCACGAGATACTCCTGCGCCTGCACCAGCTACAACGTGTCCGCTAGCCTTTGCCTTCTTTACAATACCGTCAAATGACTTGTATAGGTTGTCTGATGATAGTGATGTATCTCCGTTAAGGACTACATCTTCAATGTCGTTACCTGCCTGTGTTGCCATCAAGCGGGCAATGTGATCTTCTAGATCTGGACCTTCAATATTGTCTTCTAGAGACTCAGTTGAAAGTTCCCAGTTCAAACGAAGCTTCTTAGTTGTAAGAGAGATCTTTGAGAAAGTAACTGCTGCGTTTGCACCAGTTGCATCTCCTTCTGTTGCGAGAGTCATAAGCTTCTCTCCAACTGACATACGATCAATCTCTGATGTATCGCTTCTCATTCTGACTGTACGGGCGACTTTTCCAATTACGGTTGCGTCGAACATATAATCTAAAAAGCGGGCTGATTGTTCTGCATTTAGAAGACCACCGTTGCCAGCTTCGCTAGCTACGTGAACTCCTGCTCCACCTGTAGTGGATGCAAAGGTACTTGTAGCAGTTGTGCCTGCTTCGATTGCCTTTTGTAATGTTTCGTTACTCATATTATATTTCACCTACCTTATTTAATTAATTCTGTTACGGAACCGAGGAAAGAACCGTTCCACTTTGATTTTTTGATTGTTACTTCCTGAGACCCGCCAAGGTCTGAGGACTTCTTAATTGCAGTCTCTGATTCTACTGCATCGACACGCTTTTCTACGCCATCAATCGTGTTCTTGATATCTTCTACAGCCTTTGAAAGAGCTGTATGTTGTTCTGCCAATTCTGAAATACGACCATCAACGCTCTTGCTGAATGTTTCAACTGTATCTTTGATAAGTGAAACTTGAGCAGCATTTGCTTCTGAAGCCTTATTTAGTGTTTCTGAGAAAAAGCCTTTTAGATCGCCAAGCATCTTTGCAAAATCAGGTTCATCAACCATAACTTCTGATACGTCGGCTGCTTTTTCTAGAGTTTCGGCAGAAGCGTCTGCTACTGCATCTGCAGGAGCTTCTTCAACAGCTGGTGCTTCCTCTACGGGAGCATCTACTGCTGTGTCTTCTACGGTTGCTTCTGGTGCTACTGCATCTTCTGCAACTACGTTTTCTGTATTATCTGACACTTCTTTACCTCCTTCTATGTCTGCCTGTTTTGCAATTTGTGTTTCAGGCGTCGACAATCTTGACTTTTTATGTAAATCAAGAATCTTATCTATCTCTTTTGCTTTGTTAACATCGTTTGACTCTACCCATCCGATTAATGTTGCAGGCTTACCTGTAACTGGGGAATCATATGATGACTCTGTGGAAATGAATACTGAATCAGATTCGTTACAATAAAAAATATTTTCTGTTACGATATCTGCTGCCATTCCTTTAAATACTAGCTGACCGTTCATCTTAGAGATTGACAATATGTTACATAGTTCGTTTGCTGGCGAATCTACAATTGACAACTCCATTAGAGCATAGTCTTTAATAAACCTTACAGTCTTACCTGTTGCTTTATTAACTTCGTTATCTGATTCAATAATCTTTCCGCCGATAGAGAAACCTGCGAGGGTTCCGTCTAAAACTTTTTCCCATGTATCTTGAGCGCCCTTGGAAATGTATGCATCTACATAAACTCCGTTATAGAATTCTTTTGATGCTGGATCGTAATAAGTTTCTGGTTTAAAAGAAACAATCTTACCTACTGCAACTGGCTGATGCATCTCACGAAGATTTCCACGGAAATTTTCGAATGCTTTCATGCTTGCTTCAGAGGTGACTACATCACCAGTCTGGTCAACATTATCAAGTGTTGCAAATCCTGAGACTGTGCGTTTTTCACGGTTTACTTTGGTAAATGGCACGGATAACGTGATGTTATCGCCATGCGAAGACCAAAGAGATTTCTCAATATTCATATGCTTAATTTTATAACGTTATTGTATATAAGGCAAATAATCAGTTGAGTAGGGTTAGTCGACTTGTCTTCCGTCGCCCTGAGCATTTCGGCCTTCTCCAGAAATATCTGGGGAATTTGCAGACCTTTCAGAATCTCTAGTTCTGGTTTTCCCTGCCTGTGCTCTTTGCTCTGCTGCTGCCTGTGGTTTTAATTCAACGACTTTATCTCCGCCGTCCAATGGAACCATACCCATTCTAATTCTTACCTCATTAGGGGTAATTACCTGCATCCTTAAATATCGCTCATCGATCTTTGACTGGGTATCTTCATCGGTCAAAGTTAGCTCGTTAAATTTAAGAAGTAGGGCGTCGGTCATTTCCTCAATAATTTTATTTAATTTCTTTTCTAAATTCATTTGGGCTGGACGACATACTTGCTCTCTAAATGTTTTATCGGCATCTCTAGCCACCGCCAAATTGACTCCTTCAGGAGTTCCAATTTTATT